GGTTCGCAAATTCAAGTTCCACAATATGTTCCCAAAGGAACTGTCTTCTTTGGATTTCGATAGCGGCACCGACAATCCTGAGGCAATGACTGCAACTGCCACATTTGCATTTGAGTACTTTACAGTAGAAACTCCTTGACTTGTTTGCCGCTGAGGAAACACTTGCTTTCATGGTAAAATGGGGTCGTGAGACATACTACAACAAGATAGGATAAATCTATGAACAATAATCTCTTACATGAGATGATCAAGCGCGAAATCAAAAGCGTTTTAGACATTGGTGCAAATACAGGACAGTTTGCGTGTTGGGTAAAATCGTGTATTCCTGATGCGTATGTTCTGTCTATAGAACCTAATCCTAATTGCGAAAATGCATTAAAATACTCGAATTTGAATTACATCATGTGCTGCCCCTCTAATACAAAAGGCATCAAGAGTTTCTATATGAGCAGAGTTGATCCTGTTGGAACGGGTAATTCTCTGTATCGTGAAAATACCAGGCATTATTCTGATGAGAACACAATTGTGGTCGAAGTAAACACAAACACAATGGATTCGATTTTAGATTACGCTGGTATGGGATCTAAAATCTTTGATATGATAAAGATAGATACGCAGGGAAGTGAGTTGGACATTCTTCGCGGTTCCACTAAAGTTTTGTCAACAACAAAATTGGTGGTGGCAGAAACAGATGTAGGAAACTACAATCAGGGGTGTCCAACACAAAAAGAAGTGATAGACTACATGGAATCTATGGGATTCCGTTCTATTGGATTATCAGAAGATATTTTTTCTGACGGAAGGTTGGTTCAGCAAGACATACTTTTTGAAAAAATCACATGAAAGCACTAGTAACGGGTGGAGCAGGTTTCATTGGATTTCGATAGCGGCTCCGACAATCCTGAGGCAATGACTGCAACTGCCACATTTGCATTTGAGTACTTTACAGTAGAAACTCCTTGACTTGTTTGCCGCTTGAGGTATGATTTCGTAATGAAACTAGATGATCTTCGCGTCATGGTTAAGAAAGACTTGACTGTTGACCCAACCGAACTCGACATTGCATCGCTCTTGGTGCCACAGTTACACTCCAAGTATCTGAATCTACTCATGGACGAGAAACTGGTGCTTCGCAAACTGAAACTAGAACTCTCTACTCTCAAGCGCGACAAGTGGGAGTATTACTCAGGCAGAATGAGCGAAGAGCGTCTTGCGGAACTTGGATGGGAACCATTCCACCTGAAGATTCTACGACAAGACCTAGACAAGTACTTGGAAAGCGATGCAGACTTGGCTACCATTATGACCAAACTTGCTTTCTGTGAAGAGAAGGTTGAATTCCTCACAGGCGTTATTAAAGCCGTTGGAAATCTGCATTGGAACATTCGTAGTGCAATTGAGTGGAAGAAGTTTACACACGGAGCATAATGCAAACAATCACAGGATTTGTTGGAGAAGGAGCGGTGTGTGCTTCGTACTTGAAGCAAGCATATCGCTTTGCTCAACATAGTCCTGATCCTTCTACTCAAGTCGGATGCGTCATTGTGCATCCAACGATGGGTGTCATTGCAGGAGCATCAAATGCGTTGCCTGAAGGACTACACCTCACGCAAGACAGACTCAACGATCCTTCTCAGAAAAACATCTACATGGAACACGCAGAGAGAAACGCTCTGTATCGTTGTTGTCAAAGCGTATTGACCACCACAGGATGTCATGCTTATGTGACTCTGCCTCCATGCGTAGAATGTGCTAGAGGACTGATTCAAGCAGGAATCACCCAATTGGTTGCTCATCGGGAAATGCTTGATTTGTATGCACCTGATGCAAATACGCCTAGACGAGCAAGCATAGATCATGGATGGCAAATGCTATGCGAGGCGGGAATCAGGTGTGTATTGTGGTCTGGAGTAGTGTTCCAAGTTCAAACTGTTTCCGTGAGCGTCAGAGGCAAGCAATGGACTCCATAAATACCACTATGGAGAGTATCATTGTCAGCAAAAAGAACTCTGTGTATCTGAAGGTTGATTGCGGTAGCAAGAGCGTCGCACAAGAACTCTCAGACTTTTTTACATTCAAGGTGCCTGGATTTCAATTTATGCCTGCTTATCGCAGCAGAATGTGGGACGGCAAGATCAGACTATACAATCAACACTCGCAAGAATTGCACTGCGGACTACTGGATTATGTGAAATCATTTGCCTCAGAACGAAACTACTGGGTAGGTGTTTCATTTCCCGAAGCGCAAGATACATGGACACACGAAGATGTGCGCGAGTACATGAAAACCCTGAAATTAGTAGCAGCAGGCAAACCTATTGATCCTCACCAACATCAAGTAGACGCTGTATGTCACTCGCTGAACCGAGAAAGATGCTTGTTATTATCTCCTACTGGCTCAGGCAAAAGTCTCATCATTTACACTCTGATGCGTAGACGCTTGGAAGAAGACAAGCGAAAGGTTCTCATCATCGTTCCCACTACATCGCTTGTGGCTCAGATGGAAAACGATTTCATTGACTACGCTTCTAGCGACAAGTCTTGGAAAGCGCAGAAGCATATCCACAAGATTTTCGCAGGACAAAGTAAAACCACAGAGAAACAAGTCGTAATCACGACATGGCAGAGCATCTACAAGCAACCAGTAAAGTGGTTTCAACAGTTTGGATCGGTGTTTGGTGACGAGTGCCATCTGTACAAAGCAAAATCGCTGTCAACCATCATGTCTCGCCTGATAGACTGCGACTTTCGTGTAGGAACCACAGGAACACTCGACGGCACTCAAACACATCGCCTTATCATTGAAGGACTGTTTGGTGCTGTACACAAGGTCACAAGCACTACAGAACTCATCAAGCAGAAACTACTCAGCGATTTCACAATCGACTGTATAACTCTGAAGTATCCTGATGAAGACTGCAAAACGGCAAAAGCAATGCGATATCAAGAAGAAATCGACTTCTTGGTGTCACATCCCAAACGAAACCAGTTCATCACAAACTTGGCGTGCAAAACCAAAGGCAACACACTAGTGCTGTTTCAATATGTGGAGAAGCATGGAAAACCCCTGCATGACATGATTCTTGCACAAGGCAAAACGCTTGGAAAACAAGTGTTTCTTGTGTTTGGTGGAACCGATGTAGAACAGCGTGAATATGTGCGTACACTAGCAGAAACCAAAGACAATGCCATAATTGTAGCATCCTACGGAACCTTCAGCACAGGAGTGTCTATCCGTAGACTACATAATATCGTGTTCGCATCCCCATCCAAAAGTAGGATCAGGGTGCTTCAAAGTATCGGTCGTCAACTCCGCAAATCGGAGCATAAGGAAAAGGCAAGATTGTATGATGTGGCAGATGATCTGCGGTGGAAATCAAAGGTGAACTTCACCTTGAATCACTTCTTGGAGCGCATAAAAATCTATGCGACTGAGAAGTTTGACTACAGCACGGTCACAATCAAACTCTAGGAGGCGCAATGGAATTCAGCGATCCAACCATCATTAAACTAAAGACTGGCGATGATATCATTGCAACTGTGCGAGGTGTTACGAAAACTCGCATGGTATTAGAAAATCCATTCACTTTGGAAACTCTGACACTCATTGACCAAAATGGTGTTCCCCGCGATGAGCGTATGCTAATGAAGAAGTGGACAAACTGGACAAAAGATGGAGTCATCTCTTTGCCTAAAGCACACATCTTGGATTGCATGGCTCCAAGCGACAAGGCAATTGCTCACTATCTCATGGTGTTGAAGAATGGAGGCATATTCAAAATAAATGCAACCGAACAGGCTGAAATAGAAGCAGGTGCTTCCTTCATGGAAGAATTGCTTGAGAAAATCAAGAATGAAGAAGTTACACCTGAGATGATTGAAGATGCTCGTGTTGAAAGTGAACGCATGGATGATATAAAGGCATCCGAACCTGAGCAACTTCCAAGTGAAGAGAAAAATGGTGGTCCTGATAAGGAGTATGGTAACCGACCAAATGATTGGTCACCTGATCCTCGTGACTACTTTTAAGGTGTTAAGGACCGTGAAAACTTCACTCTATGTAGTGAAGGTGCAAGCAATGCCTGCAAAGAAATCCAAAACTTTTTTCACAGGCTAGCGTCATTGCGAAACCGTGATATACTTGTGATTGAAATGGAGACTTATGAAGAAACGCGAACAAAAACTAGAGATACTTGAGGATGAAGATAAGATAGATGCCGCAGACATAGAAAAAGATGTCGAAGACGAAACTAAGTCTGGGCATTACATCGACAATAAAGTGTTCTATGCCGAGATGGTGAAGTGGAAGGCAGTTGTAGACGCTGACCGCGCGGCAGGGAGAAAGACTCCACCCGTTACGGATTACATCGGTAAGTGCTTTCTAGACATTGCCACCCATCTGTCATATAGACCGAACTTCATCAATTATCATTACCGAGAAGAGATGATTGGCGATGGCATTGAAAACTGCCTGATGTATGCCAGTAACTTTGATCCAACCAAGTCTAAGAATCCGTTTTCATACTTTACACAGATCATCTACTTTGCTTTCCTACGAAGAATCGCCAAAGAGAAAAAGCAAATGTATATCCGATACAAGATGCTAGAAGCGGCAGACAAAACAGGCAAAGTTCGCCGCAATCTGTTTGACTCTAGCGATGGCAATGCTGACGATCCTGTTGCTGACTTCTTTCATCTTTCGCAAACAGATATTGCCAAATTTTCTAAGTCAGATGGCACTTCAAGAAAAGGCAAAAAAAATAAGAAGGCAAGACGCAATCGACTTGACGATGTATGAATTGAGTGTATACTTTGGTGTGAGTAGTTCACGATGAAACTAGCCATTATCAACGATACACACTTTGGTGCCAGATCTGATTCGCCAGCATTTGGCGAGTACTTCTTCAAGTTCTTTGATGAAGTATTCTTTCCTTACTGTGACAAGCATGGTATCGACACCGTGCTGCACTTGGGTGATCTGTTGGATCGCCGCAAGTTTGTGAACTTCCAAACGCTGAATCAGGTGCGAACGCGGTTTATGGAACCGCTGTTGCAGCGCGGTATGACCGTGCATTGCATTCTCGGCAATCACGATGTGTACTACAAGAACACTAACCTAGTGAACTCTCCAAAGGAACTGTTTGGAGAACGCTATACCAACTTCATCATTTACGAAGAGCCAATTGAGTTGCAGTTTGACTCTCTGCGCGTTGCAATGGTGCCGTGGATCAACAAGAACAACCACGAAGATTTCCTGCGCTTCATCAAAAAGAGCAAGTGTCCTGTGATATGCGGACACTTTGAACTGGAAGGATATCAAGTGATGCGCGGGGTAAAGTTTGAAGGTGGTATGCCTGCCAATCTGCTTGCCCGCTATGAGATGGTTCTCTCAGGTCACTTCCACCACAAGCATGGTGGTGGAAATGTGCAATACTTGGGTACGCAGTATCAGATCACATTCAGCGACTTGGAAGATCGCAAGGGATTCCATGTGCTTGATACCGAAACCCGCGAACTGGAGTTCGTTGAGAACCCTCACAAGATGTTTCATGCCATTCGTTACGATGATTCGCGGCATGATTACAGCAAACTGCTAGAGAACGCAGACTTCTCGCGGTATGCAAACACCTTTGTAAAGGTGTTCGTGGATGCCAAGACCAAGCCATATGTGTTTGACAAGTTCTTGGATGGCATCTACACCGCTCCTGCCATGGGTGTAACCATCGTAGAGCAGAATCCCGATACCAGTACAGGCGAACTCGCAGCAGATATGGCACTAGACACGCTTGGTCTAATCAACAAAGAGATTGATGGTATGGAAGAAGTGCATGACAAGTCCATGCTGAAGCGCATTGTGCGCGATCTGTACATGGAGAGTCTGTCTCTATGATTAACTTCACGAAGGTTCGATTCAAGAACTTTGGATCGTTCGGAAACAACTTCACCGAGATTCAACTGAACAAAGCCAAGATGGTGCTAGT